CGATACGTGAGACTCCAAAGTAACAAATGACTGTTAAATCAATGATACCTGGGCTCGCCCTTCTGAGGGCGATCGATGTGTTGGCTGGTGGCCTGTGTCGGAGTGTTCCGACAGAGACGGAGACTTTCTCTCTTTTGCAATTGAAGGATGCGACTCACGTAAGTGAGTATGCACCCTTCTTGCTGGAAAGAAGAGTCTCGGAGAGAGATGTTGGGGGACTTAAATGTTTCTGTTTAGGGTCCCTAGTTGTACCGCATGTTCTTTATTATTTGCGGTCGTGGTTAGAGGTCTTGTTTGATTTCAACGATAAGCTGCCACGGATTATGGATTTGGAAGGTATGAGGAGAACCTATTTGGATCTCTCCAGACTTTCCGTTTCAGAGTTTGTTCCGGTAGCTAAGTATTTCGTTGTGGATCCGATGGCTCATTTCTTAAATAATCCTCGCCCTAATAGGCCTTCCTTCCTAACCTTTGGTCTATTTCACGGAGCTGTAAAACGCTTCCTGAAGTCTCGACTGGTTTCGAAGAGTCTCAAGAATGCGTCCCTTTTCCAGGGGATTCTTCAGGGGGTGAAGAGGGGTTGTTACGTTGTTCCGAAAGAGTTTATTCAACTCAGTTTCGAGAAACATCGTGAGACCCTCTCAACACCTCCTAAGGTTTCCTGGGGGTTCTTAGAGCTTTTTGAACAAAAGTGTAGGAAGTTATGGTCTAGATTCTCGACGGACTTTCGCCTTTTTGAGGCGTCAGTCTCAGCGAGTGAGGAGGTTAAAAGATCTGAGGGTGGCCAGAGAAATTATATTATGGAGAACTTAGCCGACCATGGAGAACAGTTGGTCTCTATGGTGGAGGTTAGAGCTGGTAAGGTGGAGGAGGTTCGTCGGTTCTTCCAGCCTCCTGCGCAGACGGATGTCATACGCAGGATGCTCGGGACTTCCGAGGTGGTCTTCCCTACTGAGGGCGAGGAGATTGTTATCAACCCGATCAGGGCTGACACATACTCCGCCGCTCCTCTCTATTCCTCGAGGAGAGAGCCCCTTCCCGTATCTGTTTCAGCAGTTCTTGAACCACTGAAGGTACGGCTTATTACAAAGGGTAAGTCTTTCCCTTATTGGGTCTCTAAGTTCTTCCAGAAGGATATGCATTCATACTTAAAGAGTCGGGCTCAGTTCCGTCTCATTGGGGAACCCCTTGCGGAGTTCCACCTTGAGTGGTTACGAGCTCAGACCTTAAAGTTGGGATTTGATCGGGAGTTTTGGG